GATTTCTGTTTTGCATACCATATTGTGATCGAAGAGCAGCTAGGCCTTGTTCAAGATTAGACCCTGCATATCCTAATTGAGACGCAAAAGCAGGAGAAGATATTTTATTGTTTCCAAGAGAAGTAAATCTTTCAGCAAGGGAAGGAACTGTTTGTTGTTGGAATTGGGTACGGGCGTATTGCTCTATTGGCTCGAATCCTTGATATGGATTGTTAAATCCTTGAAGTCCTGATTGAAGTATTTGAGCAAGAGCTGCTTGTTGAGGTTGATCAAATCGAGGAATTTGTTCGATACGTGCAGGAGCACCCAGGAAGAAATTTCCTAAATTACCTTGTGCCATATAATCTCCTAATCTTATTATTAATTCTTTAGTAATTCTAAGAATATATAGCATGTTGTCCATGCACTATAATCTGATGCAGTAATGACATTAACATTTGTTTGATCTGCATACAATTCAATAGAATCACCTGGAGTCTGTGATACATAAGGTAATGGTATGTAATTGAGGCCAATTCCAGCAGTTGTAGGCTTTGTAGCGCATCCTCTTACTTCTGTAAAAGAAAATGGATTAACTCCTGCAACAGTATACGAAGCGATATCAATATTATGTGGCACCGATTTGGTTCCAGCATTAGGGAGAGCTCCAAAATTAACTACCGTAAGATAGGAAGGTCTCAATAAAAGAGGATTTGTAGAAGTAGGATTAAAATAGAGCTTACTGGTAATAAACTCCTGAGTAAGATTGTATCCAGAAACTTTTGAGTTAAGAACAATATTCACATTGTTCATATTCTGCGTAAGTTTTACTAAAAGCTGGCGAAATTCTTCACTATTAATATCTGCTTCAAGAAACCGGGAAGCATCAAATACGTTCGTAGACTCTACAAATGAACCTGTATTTATCTGCTGATTAGGTATAAAAGGGCACATAAATAATCCTTAATTACTGCAAACGATAACTTGCTGGCACAGCATGAATAACCATAGCATGTAATTGAAAATCGCAAAGTCTTATTTGGGTATCTCTCATTTGAGCATCATTCATAACTATTTGGAACTGAACAAATTCTCCGTCAGCCTGAAAGTAAACGGGATGCCATAATCTGCTTGTTCCTAGTTCAGGAGGAGATGCAGAATCTGTTACATAAGGGAATGTATCAAGATTTCCCGTTCCAAGAATAGATCCTTGAACAATACTATTCTGTAACAATGGTATTGTAGACGTAGAAACAAAATAATTAACCTGTAGTTGACCGACTGGCGTAGTATCTACCATGAAATCCACTTTAGATACATACGCATTACGACCTTGTTTTGCGTAGAAATTATATTCTTTTGTCCTAATATTTATATTGCTTACTCGAGAAATTAAACCACCGCCTGTGTAATTTCCCGCTATTATAGCTGTAGTATTGTCATATATGAAAGTAAAAGTATTAGCGTCTATATTAAAAATAACGCGATAAATATTACCATTAAGTAAATCAACATTTCCAGTACCAGTAATTCCTGTAAGGTAAACATATTCACCATCCCTTAAGTTATGGTTTATGCACGTTACTGTTATTACATTATTGGCAAAAGCTAGTTGAGTTATTTGAAGAACTGCAGCATTCGTAGGCTCATCGCTATCACAAATGAAGGTAAATCCTTCCTGATTTCCTGCGATTATATTTTTGAACTCTGATTGAAGAGATCCACTTGTCCAAGAAACAGATGAATCCCATGTTATTGAAGTAGAATCCCATGTTATAGGATTTGTTTGCTGGAAATAACCAAAACAGGTAATAGAATCATAATTAAAGGCCCAAGTACCATTCTTATAATTATAAACGAGAACTCTATTAGGATATGGGGTTTGTTCTTGATTATCTATGTCAGGAAATGTCCAATAAACCATTTCAAGATAATAATCACGAATACCGTAGGTGCGAATAGGCCCTTCATTAGCATTTATTATTTCAAAGACTGTATCTGGAATCTTATCATCGATACGTTCTACTGTTATCCCGTTACAAGCATGAATACCAACATTTCCTATACCTATTGCTACTTTATCGAAAGGAACTATAGAAAAGGTTGATTCAGCACCAAGCTCTGTATTAATTTTTTGCCAGGTAAATGGAAACGCCTGATTTCCTGTATATACCAGTTCATACGTACTTGAATCGAAATAAACTATAAGCCGATCTTTTACAAATTCTACCGTTATTATTTCTTCTGTTGTGGTTGCATCTATTGCACCACCAAGGCCAAATATATCTTGTCGCCATGCCGTTGATGCTAAAGGAGATCCTATTTGAGAATATCTGCATCGAGCTGCATAATTAGTTCCAGGATTTGTAGTCCCTTCGAATGTATTAAAGGCAAGAAGCCTATTCTTAAAAGGAACAAGAATCAAAGCGGATATAAGAAAATTAGAGCTATCAATTGCTGGCTCAAAATTATTCCATTGATTATTAAAGAAATAACGCATGAAGTTAGGTTCAGCAGGATTGAAATTAGTAACAAAGAATACTTCATCAGAAGGACTATTACCCACCCAAGTAGTACCCCAGAAGAACTGAGAGTCAGAGCCAGTCCAAATAGAAGCATTAGGAGTAACTTCTCCCGTTAATCTTTTCCATCCTAGAGCAATATTGTCATAGGTATAAGCAAATCTCGTATCAAAAGCTATATATTGCTTATCTTCTCCAGAAACGTCATAAGTAAGTATTCCCATAACAGGTAAAGCGGGATAATAGAAAACAGGAGTAAACGGCAGTGCGCCCATTATCGATACTGCTCCGGTTGTTGTATTAAACGTAGCAGAAGTAGCCGTACCAGAAATAAGCATATTTGCAGGAGTTCCTAATGCATCAACCGTAAACACTTGGACATCTATGGAAAATTGTTGTCCTATTGCTGGAGTCACAATTACCACTGATGATGCATTGCGCGGTGTGAATCCTGTAAAGTTGCCAAGACCATTAGTAGTTCCAATATCTACTCGTAATCGAGTCCCTAGGGGATCATCATTAAGCCAGTAAGATCCAAATCGTTTTCTTACCCTTCCCCGAAATACATATGCATTATTCAAGACTGCAAATGCTTCGTCTGGTATTAACCAGGGCTTTACATTAGTTTGCAGACCAGAGGATGCATCATAAGGGGCTATAAAAAAACGATCAGCCATATTAGGCTCCTATTGCTAAGTAGGTATAATCGACCGATTGAGCTCCTGTTGTAGTTCGCGGAGATCCCCATACCGTAAATGCCGTAGGAGATCCTATTGTATTTAATCGAACAAATCCGTTAGGGTTATCGCTATTTTGTGTATAGCCTGTGGTTATTAATACCGCAAATACAGCTTGAAACGCAGGGATCGTTCCACTTGTAGGATAGGTAAATGTAGTTAAACCATTTGCGGTTGATTGCCCCCATTTCAATAAAATTCCTGAGGGCAAATAACTCCATCCTGGAGTTGCTTGCAAACCGTCGGTAAATGCATAAATAAACCCATTGTCTCCATTTCTCATAAAGAGCTCTGGTTTACCCGTAAAGATTGAATCTCGAGAGAAAAGAGCAACTTCTGTGGTAAGAGCTGTAGGAGGAACTGCTTGGACAGGCAATGTTACCTTGTTATGTTTTCCTTGACCAAGAGTATTATAAGCAACATGGTCTACAGAAAATGCAGTATCTATAGTATTAAAATTTGTTCTTATCGGGTCCCTTGTAACTGCGAGCGTCTGTCCAGCTAAGGGTACATTATTCAGTGCCATCGTTCTCCTAAATTATATGTGCTTCCAAGATATTTTACGCACAATGTTACTTATTTGCACTGCGCTCATATTAAATATTCTTGCTATTTTTGCATATGAGAAACATTCTTGAGCCATTTCTCTAATTTTTATTATAGATTCATTCGTTAATTTAGAGTTACCAGCTTTTTCTCCTCTAGGCTGAGCATTTCTCTTGGATCTATGCATATCTTTCATATTATCTTTATGGGTACCCAATTTTAAATGATCGGGGTTAACACAATTTCTATTGTTACAAATATGAAGAACCCAAAGACCTTCTTTTATTGGTCCTTTAAATAATTTATAAGAAGCTCTATGAGCTAAGCCGCTTTTACCTCCTAAAGGAACAAAGTCTCCATATCCATCACCGCTTTTACCCGCTTTCCACTCCCAACACTGAGTCTCTGGATTTTTATAAACTTTACTGACAAATCGGCATGTTTCTGAACAAAATTTATATCGTCCTCGAACTCCTGGTCTAAATTCAGTCTTACAATGTAAGCAAGATGAGGGATAGTATTGTGATCTTCGTTGAAGATTTCTACAGTCGTTACAAATTGCTCTCCATTTTCCGAACAAATCTATTTCTTTTTTTATATCGCACTTTTTGCATGTCTTTTCCATATATACCCTTTTCATGTTTTCATTGGTATATATGGTACTGATATTTGCATAATTATACAACATAATATCTCCAAAACCCGCTAGTAGGGCCATCCTCCGGGGCCAAACCAGCCGAACCCATAGTTCTTCCCCTGCGTATATATAGTAACTGTACGCTCATTAGCTTGTTGCGTAAGTGTTGTACGAAGAACTAATCGCTCTTGCTCCCTGAACCCTGGCATAAGCGACTGCCATCCATCAGTATCCATACGATCTTCAAATATCTTTTTAGCAGCTCCAAAGGCTATGTATTGCCACCATTGTTCAAGGTCTGGACTTTGTCCAGTGTTGAGCAATTCTGTTGGCCTGCTATCAACTTCTATTTGAACTGCATACACCTGATCTGGAACAGGACGTATGGTAAATTGATCTTCATAGTAAAGAATAGCTAAAGGCTTTCCTGGTTGGTAGGCAATATTTTCAACAATAATAGGAGCTAAGTTCTGTGTATTGGAAGGAAATGTCGCGGTAAATGCTCCGGTTATATAATTTATAAACCCATAAGGAGAAGGAAAAGTTTGGGGCTGATTAGGAAGCCCAAGCACACCCGTAACATTATCAATAGGATAATCTACCAGAACCATACCAGTTCCATTGGTATCCAAACAGGTAAATATAACATTGTTTTGAAGCATCGGCTTTGCTACAACAGTACCAAAGAATGCTCCCGGAGTTCCATTACCAAAAACCCCTGTCTGAGCTATTGTATTTGTTTGTGGATAATAACCATAGAATACTTCACGCCATTGAGTGTAAAATCCTTGAATACCCGCAAGGTAAACAGGAGGATGTATTGCTATGAAACGATTCTTAAAGTTAAAGAGTGGATCGTTAGGAGCAGCATTCGTGGTGCTATACACATCAACATTGGGCTGCGTATAAAAAGTTAAAAGCGTTCGCAGATTGAATAATCGAAGATTCGATGGGAAGTCATATAAAACAAAAGTATTTATATACTGATTTAATTGATCAGTCGTTAATTGAGACTCAGAAGGATTTCGAGTTAATCGACGAACTTTAGTCTGTATCGCTGCGAGTGTCGTATCTGCCATTGAATTAACTCCCTTATTTTAATAGTAACTTCATCCGCATCCTACATAACTAAGCCCCTGCAGGGAAGTACTAATTTCTAAGGATAGGGAAGTACGTTTTGAGTAGCTTCAGTTAAAGTTGTATTTACCTCTCCGACAGGAATAACTTGTGGAGGCGTTCCTAAGAATCCAGGCTGATACGATGGGATTACCAGAGGATCAAAATTAGTTGAATCT